AAGGGAACTAAAAATTGCTGCAAAACTGGATGCGGAGATCGGTGCAGATGCGGAACGTCTGGGACTGACGCTGGTCCAAGGGTCCAAAGACAATGCCAGTGCGTAAAGTAAAATGACAATTGATCATAAAGAAGAAATTAAACTTGCAGCAGAAAAAAGTTTAGTTTCCTTTATTCGTCTTGTTGCTCCACAAACTGTACTAGGTTCTGTGCATGAAGAACTTTGTCAGTGGTGGACCAGAGAATCCAAAAAGAAATATCAACTAACACTGTTACCACGAGATCATCAGAAGTCCAGGATGATTGCCTACAGGGTTGCATGGCATCTGACAAATCATCCTGACCATAGGATTTTGTACATTTCGTCCACATCTAACCTGGCTGAAAAACAATTAAAGTTTATCAAAGATATTTTAACCTCTAAAATTTACAGGCGGTACTGGCCTGACATGGTAAATATTGATGAGTCAAAACGAGAAAAGTGGACTAACTCAGAAATTTCATTGGACCATCCTCTTCGTAAAACTGAAGGAGTACGTGATCCTTCTATTTTTACTGCCGGTCTTACCACTAGTATTACTGGCCTACACTGCGATGTTGCCGTTATGGACGATGTTGTTGTCTATGAAAATGCCTACACTAACGAAGGACGGAATAAAGTTAAATCTCAATACTCCCTTTTGTCATCCATTGAAGGAGCAGAAGCAGAGGAATGGGTTGTAGGTACACGGTATCATCCAAAAGATTTATACAACGATTTAACGGAAATGCAGTTTGAAGTTTATGATACCAATGGAAATGTAGAACGTTTTGAATCTCTTTACGAAAAGTTTGAACGTCAAGTAGAAGATATTGGTGATGGTACTGGAGAATTTTGTTGGCCACGACAACAACGTTCTGATGGTAAATGGTTTGGTTTTGATCGAAACATTCTGTCACAGAAACGTGGTAAGTATTTAGACCGCACTCAGTTTTTTGCTCAGTATTATAACAATCCAAATAATCCAGAAGGTTCTGGTATTTCCACGGATAAATTTCAATACTACGATAAAAAGTTCTTGACAAGAAGTGGTGGAGTGTGGTATTATAAGTCACAACGGCTAAATGTTTTTGCAGCCATTGACTTTGCCTACAGTTTAAACAAACGTTCCGATAGCACAGCAATTGTTGTTATTGGCGTTGATGGTTCTAATAATATTTATATTCTTGATATTGTCAGATTTAAAACTGAAAAGATTATTGATTACTATCAAGAAATTTTAAATGCCCATATCAAATGGGACTTCAGAAAACTACGAGCAGAAGTCACTGCTGCTCAGAAAGCAATTGTACAAGAATTAAAATACTCATATATTAAACAAAATGGTTTGGCTTTGAGTATTGACGAACATTCTCCATCCAGACACCAAGGTTCTAAACAAGAACGTATCAGAGCCATACTAGAACCTCGTTATGACAATCTTTCAATCTGGCATTATTATGGTGGTAACTGTCAGATTCTGGAAGATGAATTAACATCTGAAAATCCGCCACATGATGATGTTAAGGATGCTTTATCGGCAGTCATTGAAATTGCAATTCCACCAGCACAAAACATGAGGAACAGGCAAAGTAATAATGTTGTTCCTATTTTTAATTCACGTTTTGGTGGCGTAGCTTACGGATAATTTGGAGTTACTATGGCAGGAAAAACTTTAGAAGTTGCTGACATTATCGACGGTGTCGAGCAATTTGCAGAATCAATTTCAAATCAATTCGTAGAATGGAATATGCTACGTCAAGCTTGGGTTGATGAAAAGAAAGAACTACGTAATTATCTTTTTGCTACAAGTACCAGAGATACTACCAACAATAAACTCCCTTGGAAAAACAGCACCACCACTCCAAAGCTGACACAGATTAGGGATAATCTTCATGCTAACTATATGGCTGCATTGTTTCCCAATGACAATTGGTTAAACTATGAAGCTGATGATCGTGAAAGTGCAGACGGCGACAAACGCCGTATTATTGAATCTTATCTAAAAAACAAAACACGTAAAGGAAATTTCCGTAATGTTATTTCCACACTTGTTTATGATTTTATTGATTACGGTAATGCATTTGCCACGGTAGATTACTTTGATGAAACAAGAGTAGATGAAGAAACTTTAGAAGAAATTCCTGGCTTTGTTGGTCCGAAAGTATTACGGATTAGTCCATACGATATTGTATTTAATCCATTAGCCTCAGACTTTGATTCGTCTCCAAAAATTTTACGTTCAATTAAAACTTTAGGTGAATTAAAAGTTGAGATTGAAGAAAATCCAGAGCGAGGCTATCTAGAAGATGTTTTCAAACTTATTGTCAATAATCGCCAAAAAGTTCAAGCAGTCAGCGAACAAGATATGGCAAAGTCCGAAGCGTACCAAATTGATGGTTTTAGTTCTATTCATCATTATTATCAGTCTGGTTATGTAGAACTTCTGGAGTTTATTGGAGATATCTACGATCAACATGAAGAAAAACTTTATAAAGATTATATCATTACCATCGTTGATCGTAAACATGTTATTCGTAAAATTAAAAATCCAACTTGGCGCAAATCTTTAATTCGTCATGTAGGTTGGCGTTTACGTCCTGATAACCTTTATGCTATGGGTCCACTAGATAATCTTGTTGGCTTACAGTATCGTATTGATCATTTAGAAAATTTAAAGGCAGACGTATTTGATTTAATTGCACACCCAGTTATGAAAGTACAGGGTTACGTTGAAGACTTTGATTACGGACCCAATGAACGTATCTATGTTGGTGATGATGGTAACGTAGATTTTATTCGACCTGACCCCACTGCTCTTAACGCTGATACTCAAATTGCTGTTCTGGAACAACGTATGGAAGAAATGGCTGGCGCTCCTAAACAAGCTATGGGTATGCGTACACCAGGGGAAAAGACAGCATTTGAAGTACAATCTCTTCAGAATGCAGCAGGACGTATCTTCCAAAATAAAATTAATTACTTTGAACAAATGTTTGTTGAACCTATTCTTAACGATATGCTTTCTGTTGCACGGCGTAATTTAAATTCTAAAGATGTTGTTAAATCTATTGATGATGCTCTTGGAGTACAAATATTTGAAAATATCACAAAAGATGATCTTAATGCTAATGGCCGTATCTATCCTGTGGGTGCTAGACATTTTGCAGCTAAAGCTAATCTTCTTCAAAATTTAACTCAGCTTGCAGGATCAGCAATTGGTCAAGACCCTTCAATCAATATTCATTTGTCTGGTAAAAAAATGGCTAAACTAATTGAAGAAGTTCTTGACCTAGAAAAATATGGAATATACAAAGAAAATATTCGTATCTTTGAACAACAAGAAACACAACAACTTATCAATACTGCTCAACGTGAAGTAGATGAGCAACAAGCTTTTGCAAATCAAATGGCTGGAGTATCCAATGAAGCGCAACCTCTCAACCCTATGGACATCGCACCTACAGGGGCAGAAGGACAAGGACCAGTTTAAAGAATACATTTTAAATTCTAGTTCTTTATGGGAAAGATTAAATACTATTCTTGAAAATAAACTGACTAAAAATAAAGAAACAGATTATAACAATGCAGCTTGGGCATACTTCCAAGCAGATCAAAATGGTTACAATAGAGCCTTAAAAGAAATACAAGAAATTTTACCGTTGACAAATAAATAATTATTTGTTATAATAGATTATAAATAACATAGAAAGGACCAATATCTATGTCAGCTTTTGACCAAGTAAGCACCCAAGAAACGAATACAGTACAACCTTCTTCTGAACCAAGTGCATTTGAAACTCTTGTAGGAGAAGATCGAAAGTTTAAAAATCCTGAAGACTTAGCCAAAGGTAAGCTTGAGGCTGATAAATTTATCGATCAATTAAAATCTGAATTGTCAGGATTACGAGAAGAGTTAAACAAACGTCTAACTTCTGAAGAAGTTTTAGAAAAGATTCGTGAAGAGAATAAAAACTATGTCAGTCAACAGGGGGAGAACACCACTCCTTCACTTAGTGAAGACAAAGTTGAAGAGTTAGTTAAGAAAACCCTTGACTCAACTCGTAATGAAGAAACAAAAATTTCAAATCTTAAAGCTGTTGACAACCGGCTTGTTGAAATGTTTGGCGATAAAGCAGGACAATGGTTATACAAAAAGTCTCAGGAGCTTGGCGTAAGTCCAGGATTTCTTGAAGACGTAGCAAAAACTAGCCCATCTGCTTTCTTCAATACTGTTGGATTAACCGAATCCAATATTCAGAATAAATCTGGTGTAACAACTTCTTCAATTAATACTGAAGTATTACAAACAGTTACCCAGAAAACTCAGGCTCAAGTTGGTACTAAACGGTACTATGATGAGATTAAGAAATCGGACCCAAAACGTTATTGGTCGCCTGCGATTCAAAACGAAATTATGAAGTCCTTTCAAGAACTTGGACCTGAAAAATTTAACAGTTAACTCTTATGAGGTAAGATAATGGCTTTTACTACTCAGAATGTAAACCATCTTACACGGAGTTCAGTCTGGTCTTCACAACTAAAGGACGTTCTAGAAGACGATCTAATGGCGCAAAGCTACGTCAACTGGATGACTGAGTTCCCTGATGGCGACACTTTTAATATTCCTTCTATCGGTCAAGCACAGGTAGAGTCCTATTCAGAAAACGATGCAGTTACATATGCTCCTCTAGATACTGGTAATTTCCAATTTTCAATTACTGAGTATCTAGCTTCCGGTATCTACATTACCGAAAAGGCAAAGCAGGATATGTACTACATGAATCAGCTTGTTTCTCAGTTCGTTCCAAAGCAGGAACGTGCTATCATGGAACAGGTTGAATCAACCATTCTTGGTCTTCAGTCTCAACAGACTGCATCAAACCTAAACAACATTAACGGCGCTCCACACCGCTTTGTCGGTTCCGGTACTAACGAAGTTATTACCGCTGCTGACTTTGCCAAGGCCCGTTATAGCCTCAAGAAAGCTAATGTTCCCGACACCAATCTTGTTGCTATTGTTGACCCTTCAGTTGAATACACCATCAATACTCTTTCCAACATTGTCAA